AACATATTGGAAAAATTTCTATAAAGTTTTAGAAATTCCTTCATTGTGTTGTAGAACAGATGGGAAAGGTGGAAAAAATAGTAAAGAAACTAATAATAAAATATCAAATAGTAATAAAGGTATAAGTAGAAATAAAGGAAGAAAACAATCATTTGAAGAAAAACAATTAAGAAGTAAAATTAAAAAAGGAACAAAATTATCAAAATCTCATACTGAAAATATGAGAAAGGGAATGCTTGGTAAAAATACAACTCCTATATTATGTATAAATGATAATACATCATATTCAAGTATTAAAGAAGCAGCTCTTACTTATAATCTCCACCCTTCAAGCATAGACAATATACTATCAGGAAAAGCAAATTACACCAGAAAAGAAAAATTAAAATTCAAATATATTAACTCTTAAAATTTAAAAATTGGGATATCTCAACAACTCCGTAGTCACGATTGACGCAATATTAACTAAAAAAGGTAGAGAGACATTAGCTAAAAATGATGGATCATTTAGAATCACTCAATTTGCATTAGCAGATGATGAGATTGATTACACCCTTTATAACCCTACTCACCCATCAGGATCTGCTTTTTATGGAGAAGCAATTGACAGTATGCCTCTTTTAGAAGCATTCCCAAATGAATCTCAAATCATGAAATATAAATTAGCTACCTTACCAAGAGGCACAGCAAAACTCCCAGTTCTTGATTTAGGGTTTTCTGCTATCACTTTAAAACAAGGTGCTTCATTAGCAATTACCCCTCAAACCTTAAGTTATTTAGGTAATGCTCAAACTTTTGAAACTAGTGGATACTCAGCTACAGTTTCAGATGTTAGATTATTTAATACTTTCACAGGAATTGGGATTAATACAGATGCTGCTAACGCTTCTAACATTAATGCTACAACAACCATAGGAACTAATGTATCTAAAACTGTAATAGGGACTCAAATTAATTTAAGAGCAACTACAATTAATACTTTATTTGGAGCTAATACACAAATTTCAACTACAATAACCGTAGTAGGATTAGATAGTGGTGCTAGGTTAACTATTCCTGTTACTATAACAAAAACAATATAAATATCTTAATAAATGAGCTTTAAAAGATTAGATGCTGAAGATTTTGTAGTAAGTAGTGATTCAATTACTTCTACTCTTTGGTCTACAGACACCCCAACTATAACAAAATTTTTCACTTCCTCAATTCAAGAAGCAGGATCCTCAGGTGATTTTTATTTATCTGTTTATCAAACAGCCTCATCAAATTCAAATGCTGCTGTTCAATTTGATATTGTATATGCTGATGCTGGAGGTAGTGGAAGTACTGCGTATAATCCTGCTGTTCCCGCAAATACCCCTTCTAAAACAATGTATGGTCAATATCGATCTTTAATTTTGGAAGATGAAAATGCTAATTTCTTTTTTGGGACTGACACTAATGTAATAACTGGATCAAATTTTTGGGTGCTTTCAATTGAAAGAGCAAGATATAAAGAGTCTTTATTTCCTGGATCCCTTAACTTAACTCTATCAGGATCTGCAGGTATAATCAAATTAACTGATAATTCAAATGATATTTCTGTAAATACCTTCCTAGGAACCTCTAGAGTATTCCAACTAGTATCAGGATCTAACGGAACACCAATCTCAGGTGGAGGATATGTAGCAGGTTCAGGGTCTTATGGGTTAGTATTTCCTGAATTAGGGACTATACTATTAAACCCATATGCGATAAGCAAATCAATTGGTGTTACTGCAAATAGAACAGTTGGTTTAGCTAATGGAACAAACAATACTACTATATTTAACTCTATAAATTTAGGAGCAAGTTTCAGCTTAAATTCTCAAGAAACCATTACTTCAGACTATATATTTATTAGAGCAAGAAACTCAGAATTTAATTATACTGAAAATCCAACCTTTATTTCAGGATCAACAGGTGAAATTATTTATACTGATTTTATAAATAATCCTCAAACATATATTACAACTGTAGGGATGTATAATGATTCAAACGAATTGTTAGCAGTAGCTAAACTATCAAGGCCTTTAATTAAAGATTTTACTAAAGAAACTTTAGTTAGAGTAAAACTTGATTTTTAACACTAAAAAATCTTTTAGTAAATTCCTGTATGGGAAATAAATAAAAACTTTGGATGAGTGCTTTTAAACCTTTTACAACTGCAGATGTTATATTATCTCCTTTTAAAGTAAACAAATCGTTTTCTTTTAAGGGAATATCAGAATTAACAGGTTCAGGCATTGATGTTTTTGAAGGAGAAAATACTTCTCCTTTTTTATGGATTTCAGGATCAACCTCTACAGGTTATATATCTACACAAGATAAATTTTTAGTATATAGGTCAATTCGTGAATTATATTATTACAACTATCTTGAAAATAGTGATGGTTCTCCTATTAGTACTGCTTCTTTTAATGATGATGGTACTATAACTGGCCTACTCTACACCCCAAATGCATATAATTATTTACAAAACACTCTTTTAGCAGATAGATACTTCCCTACAGGATCAGGAAATATTATAGGAGTTATATCAATTCCTTCAAATAAATATGGAGAAAACCTAAAACCTGGTACTGTAACTTTATCTAATGGAACAAGCAGTTTGTCTGATGATGGAGAAGGAAATCTAATAACAGGCAGTTTAAAAGTAGGAGATATTATATATTCTCATGGAATGATAATTCTTACAAGTGATGGAATACCTCAACAAGATGGATATGGTTATATTACATATGGAACAGGTAGTTATGGTGTAGGTGATTCTACTTTTATACAATCTTTCATAAATTCAACTAACCTATCCTGTTCCTTTGATAGTACCTTAACAATATATGAATCTCAATATAAATGTACTCTTAGAGAAAATGAATTTAACTTTAGCCAAAACCCAACCCTAATTTCAGGAAGTTCTAATTCTGGGATTTTATATGATTTTGCTACAGGTTCTTATTTCACACCCTATATTACTTCTATTGGACTATATAATAATGATAAAGAATTACTAGCAATAGCAAAACTCTCTCAACCATTAAGAATATCAGATATAACTGATACTTCTATTATTATTAATTTAGATTTATAAAATGTATTGGTTATATCAAAACAAAAAAATATCTTCCTTGGAAGATATACAACAAAATCCTTTCGGATTTATATACATTACCACCCATATCCCTACTGGTAAAAAATATTTAGGTAAAAAATCATTTTTTCATACCTTAAACAAAAAGTTAGGTAAAAAAGAACTTTCCCAACAACCAATTACAAGAGGTAGAGTTAAAACTACTAAGCAAATAATCAAAGAATCTGATTGGAAAACTTACTATGGCTCAGAAGAGTTCATTAAACAAAAACTTAAAGAAGGTAAACAAGAAGAATTTACACGTGAAATAATTCATTTTGTCTCTAACAAAAAATTACTCACCTATTTTGAATGTAAATATCAGTTTATATATGGTGTGTTAGAAAATGAAGAATGGATTAATAATAATATATTAGGAAAGTTTTTTACAAAAGACTTTGATATCTAAAAACCTTTTCTTATATTGCATATTATGATAAATGAACTATTAATAGATTTAGTAGGTAGAGTTTTAGGTAATGGAAAAAGAACCTCAAAAGGTAATGTAGCATATCACTGTCCTTTTTGCAATCATCATAAACCAAAATTAGAAATTAATTTCACTGAAAATAAAGAAGATGAAAATCCCTGGCATTGTTGGGCTTGTGATAAAAGAGGTCGTAAATTAAAAACTCTATTTAACCAAACACAAGCTACTTTAGATCAAATAAATGAATTAAAAAAATTAACCAAATCAAGGGATTGGATTCATGAAAAAATTACTTTATCTTCTCAAGTAGAATTACCTCAAGAATATTTATCTATATTAAATAATGACAATATTTTAGCTAAACATGCTTTAAATTATCTTAAAAAAAGAAACCTAACAGAAGAAGATATCTTAAAATATAATATTGGATACTGTGAAAGAGGACCATATAGTAATATGCTTATCATCCCTTCATATAATTTAGAAGGTAAATTAAACTATTTTACATCACGTTCCTTTAAAAAAGATTCATTTCTAAAATATAAAAACCCAGATATTTCTAGGGATATAGTTCCTTTTGAAAATATGATAAATTGGAAATTACCAATTATATTATGTGAAGGTCCATTTGACGCAATAGCTATTAAAAGAAATAGCATTCCCTTATTAGGAAAAAATATACAAAACAGTTTAATGAAAAAAATAGTTACTTCTACAGTAACTAAAATATACATTGCTTTAGATCAAGATGCAATGAAACAATCTCTTAAATTTTGTGAACATTTATTAAATATTGGTAAAGAAGTTTATTTGGTTGTATTACCCGGGAAAGACCCAAGTGAGATGGGATTTGAATCTTTTACAAAATTAATTCAAACAACCCAACCATTAACACAATATAAATTAATGGAAAAAAAATTATCTCTAATATGAGTAAAAAAAACATTAAAAAATCTTACAATAGAATCTTAGAAATCTCAGAAGATGCTAAGCAAATTACAATGCCTGACTCACGTTATTATAGACGTAATGGTGAGTATTATCCATCTGTAACTTATGTTTTAGGAACTTATCCTAAAGGTAAATTTTTTGAAGATTGGCTTAAAAAAGTAGGTTACTCATCAGACTACATTGTTAAAAAATCAAGTGAAGAAGGTACTCAAGTACATGAGATGTGTGAAGCATATTTAAATGGAGAAGAACTAAACTTTCTAGGAGTAAATGGCCGTCCTATTTATCACCCGGATATTTGGCAAATGTTTCTACGCTTTGTTGAATGGTGGGAAGAATACACCCCTACACTAATTGAAACTGAAGTCCACTTATTTTCAGATGAACTAAAAGTAGCAGGTACTTGTGATATGGTATGTGAGATTAATGGCGAATTATGGATTATTGATTTCAAAACCTCTAATCATCTCCAAACAACATATGATTTACAAGTGGCGGTTTATGGTCAAATGTATAAGGAATGTTTTGGTAAAAAAATAGTTCGTTATGGTATTCTTTGGTTAAAATCTAATAAACGTAAAGGTGCAACTGGTAAAATGCAAGGTAAAGGATGGGAAATGTATGAGTCACCCCGTTCACAAGAAGAAAACCTTGATATTTTTAAAACAGTTAAAAAATTATTTGATCTAGAAAACCCAACCCATAAACCTGTTTTTACTCAATTTAGAACCCAAGTGAAACGAAAGTTATAATATTTATAACCATGGTAAGCTTAATACAACTTTTAAAAGAAATCCAAAATAGACCTAAAGTTATTATAATGGCTGGAGGAGCTTCTGTAGGTAAATCTTCAACATTAAAATCAATCGACTCACAACTTTCAGGATTTAAAAATCTAAATGCAGATAAGTATGTTGAAGATAAAAATTCACCTCTATATGGAAATCTAGGAGGAGCATCAGCTAAAATAAAAAAAGAGGATTTACCTCAAGCAATAGAATCTAAAGTTAACTTTATTTATGATACAACTGCATCAAATTTAAAAACATTAAAACCCTTAGTAGATGAATTAAAGGAAAATGGGTATGATGTTATGATGTTAATGGTATATGCACACCCTATAGTTTCATTTCTAAGAAATTATAAACGAGAAAGAAAAGTTCCCCTCATTGGGGTTATCAGTACATGGGTTAAAGTATATAATCTAATTGAAGATTATAAAAAAATGTTTGGAGATAATTTTGTGTTAGTTACATCAAAACCAACATCAACAGAAGAAAAAAATCAAATTGAAGCCTTTCAAACAGCCCAAAACCAAGGTAAACTCAAAGAATATTTTGATGATTTAATGACTACTGGAGAATACCAATCCTCTTTCAGAAAAGACGACTCAGGATTATCTCCTGAAGAATTAGAAAAAAGAGAAAAACAAAGAGATAAAACAGATCAAGCGGTAGAAAAGTCAATAGAAGAATTATCCCAATCTTTTGATAGAATACAAGCTTCTCTTGATCCAATAAGTATGGATGAGTTACCTATTCTAATCACTAAATTTACTTCATGAATAGATTATCTAAATCATTATTAGTAGGATTATTAGAACAAGAAAACTACATAACTGGTTTTTATGGGGGTGGATTTAAACCACCAACTAAAGGGCATTTTGCGGTAGTTAAAAAATCTCTTGAACAATTCCCTGACATAGATAAATTTTATATAATAATTGGAAAAGGAATCCGTAATGGAATATCCCAAGACGAATCCTACTCAGTTTGGAATATATATAAAAAATATTTAGGTGATAAAATTGAAATAGTTAAAGCTGATTCATCACCTTTAAAATATGTAAAAGATTATATTAAAGAAAATACTGATCATAAATCATTAGTCTTTATAGGTTCTAGAGATGGTAATGATGAGGATGCACAAGACTTCGTTAAAAGAAAAGAATTTTTTGATAAATATGGTGATCATGTTGAAGTAAAAAACATAACAACAACAGGTGGGGTTAGTGGTACTAAAGCTAGAGAAGCTGCTAAAATATCTAAAGAACAATTCTTCCAATTTATTCCTAAAGAATTAACAGATGAAGAAAAAAATCTTATTTTTACATATGTTCAAACAGTTATTCAAGAAAATGCTATAAAGAAAGTAGCAAGTAGAGCTAAAGAATTAAGTAAAAACTTTACAAAAGCATTTAAAGATCAAAAAGGTGATTTTAAAGGATTTGGGTCCCTAGTTATAAAATATCTTAGAAAAGAAGATCTTACCCCTGAAGAAAATGAAAAACTCAAACAAAACTTCACAGACATTCTTAAAACTAGTGGAGTAGCGATAACATTCCCTATATTAGGAGCCTCAGGTAATGTATTATTAGGTTGGTTAACTAATAAATTAACTAAAGGAAAATTTACAACATTACCTTCTAAATTTAAAAACCAACTTCTAGATCATCAAATCATAGAAACCTTATCCGGAATAAATTTATCTCAATCTTTAAATGAAAATGCTTCATATTCTAAAGATATAGATATTAAGGAAAAAATATTAGAATTAACTAAGCATATGTTAGCTAAGGGTATGAATATTCAACCTTTACCTAAAGTTAAATTTATAAACGGGGATAGTGAAAACGCACGTGAGTTTCTTGGTAAAACAGCGTATTATAACCCTGAAACACAAACTATAATATTATATACTGAAGGTAGACATCCAAAGGATATAGTGCGTTCATTTTCACATGAAATGATTCATCACATCCAAAATCTAGAAGATAGATTAGGTGATATTTCAACTGCAAATACAATGGAGGATGATAATATTGATAAGCTTGAACAAGAAGCTAACCTAAAAGGTACAATGACATTCAGAAATTGGACTGATAGTTTGAATGAGGGTATAAGCCCATTCTCTAAAAAAAATGAAGAA